AGAGGCGCGACGGGCTGAAAGAGGCCGGGGGAGCGAACTATCTGAGCGAACTATGCGCCACGGTTTCAGCGCCGGCCAACGTCCTGCACCACACCCGCGTAGTCATCGAGGCGGCAGAGTGGCGATCCAAGCAGACGGCGGCAGGACTGATAGCCGAAGCCGTGGAGGGTCGGGACCGGGCAAAACTAGGCGAAGCTGAAGCCCTGCTCACCAAAGAGATCGTCCATGCCGCCAGCACCTACAACCCGGCAGCACTTCAGGCAGTAGCTCAGAAGCTCCTAACCCACGAAGGCGCGGAGACCTTCCCCTGGCCGCTCGGGAAGCTGAATGAGCTGACTGACGGCGGGATGCGCCGGGGCGAGTTCATAGTTCTAGGCGGGCACACCTCTCACGGCAAGTCAGTCCTGCTAGACCAGACCTTGAACGGGATGACTTCGCTCGGGAAGCAATGCCACCTTTACATCAATGAGACAACGATCGAAGAGCGGGTTGCCCGATCTTTGGCCCGGGCAACGGGGATCCCCTACTCGAAGATCATCCGAAACCGACTGAGCAGCGAAGAGCGCGAGACTCTGACCCGGGCAGCACCTAAAGCCCTGGCATTCGGCATTACCAATTGCGCGGGATGGGATGCCGAACAGATCGGCCACCACATCCGACGCAATAGGTGGGATGTGGCAGCCGTGGACATTCTTCACTTGATCCCGCACGAGGAAACGAAAGACCTCGAGCAGATCGCCGGCACGTTCGCCCGGGTAGCCCAGCAAGCAGATTGCGCGATCCTGGCAACGGTTCACCTAAACCGCAACCGGATCAAGACCGCGAAGGTTCCACGGCCTACCAATGCCGACATCAAGGGCGCGAGCGCATTCGAGCAGAACGCCAACACGGTCTGTTTCGTATGGCGAGAGCAAAATGCGACCGGGATTCCGCAGCCTCATGGAGTCGTCTACTTCACAAAGGTCAGAAACGGCAGGCTAGGCGAGACATGGGTTGACCTTAACGGGGAGCGATACCGATTCGAGAGCAACTACCGGGGCAACGACGGAGACCCCGGGCCAGCGCCACCAGTCGAAGAGCCCGCGCCGGTCGAGGATCCGCTGCCGTTCTAGGCGAGCCATGATCTATTTCGTTCAGGCCACAAGCAGCGAAGGTAATTGCCGTGGGCCGGTCAAGATCGGCTTTACCGCATCGACTGACTGTTCGCGCCGGGTGAGCGAATTACAAACCGGGCATCCCGAGAAGCTGACCCTCATTGAAACGCGGGAGGGCACAGTTGAGGACGAGAAGGCATGGCATCGTCTGTTCAGGGACGATCGGCTTAAAGGTGAATGGTTCAGGCCAGAGCGCATCGTTGCCGTCTTAGCGGCCTTGCGTGACCTAGATGAGCCGGTGAAGAGCTACCTTTTGGTTCGGGCGAGTTCCGGCCAGCCGTATTACGAAGTGAAGTTCACATGGCGACGGCGGCAAGTGAAGCGTCGCATCGGCCCAGCGTGGCTTGAGAAAGATGAAGTGGGCGAGTGGATCGTTCGACCTGGCCCCGTTGAATCGGGCTACTTTGATCGCGTAGAGGCAAAGGTGCGAGGCGACGAGATCATCCGGCAATACACATTCTCGCCAGCAGCCGAGAAACCGCGACGTCCGATCAAGATTCCCGAGGACGTTCTAAGCCGTTCTAAGCGCCGCACCGGGCAGAGTGACCTAGACCACTAGACCGGGCCAAAACGTCCGGGAGATACCAGCGTAGGGCGATCAGTAAGCAACTAACAGGGTCGGCTCGGTATCTTGACTAGCGTCGTGCACGAGAAGAGCCGGCCCCGCAATGGCGACCGGCTCTGACCCTTCGGTATTTTGACTAGCGTTAACCGCGCCCGCGTCCCTCTCCAGGTTCGGCACGATCCCGGATGTTCGCCGCCTTCCATTGCCGGACGGCCTCGAGATCCCATACTCTGCCTGCCCTAAGCTCTGCGATCGGCTTAGGGAAACCGGGCCTCGAGATCCAGTAGTAAACCGTCGAGCGGTCGACCTTGAATGATGCGGCCAGGTCTCCAGCTTGAGCAATCCGGGCGGCCATTAGAGACCGTCCGGGCCAGACAGACCATGCAGCTCATGGCCTGTCAGTCCCCAGGAGACCAGGACCGCAATAGCAGCGACGAGCAGGACCGCCGAACAGATCCCATAGAACAGCCCCGGGCGGGTCATGTCAGATCCCCAGGCGAGAAGCTGAAGAGCTTGACTCCAGGAGTGAGCGGCTTCGGCGCCGGCTCGTCTTCTGTATGGAATCCGACGACCTGCTCAGTGCAACCCGCAGCCCGCAGGATGTCAGCAGTATCGGGACCGCCGCCGTAGCTTTCCATACCACGGGCCAATTCTTCGGCTACATCGTCTAACGCTTGGTCGACCCGCATTCTCTCGGTCGCGTTGTAACAGTCCCGGCCCTTCCATTGTGCGCGAACTTCGGCAATAGCTTCCGCCGCTGCTTCTGTGAATGAATGCATGATGGATCCCTTCTGGTTGATTGGCAATACAGGCCCGGGGCCGGAAACGATCCGACCTACGCCATCCCGGGCAGCAGCTAGAACGGCAAAGGATCGCTCCGGGTCTCGACCGCTGACCCTTCCGGCTCACAGTCCAGGACCGGGCCGGCAGCGTCGGATAGTTCATCCTCAAAGGCGAAGACAAACGATTGAAGAGCCGAGACCGTATTAGCGACCTTCTGCCATTCCCGGGCCAATTCTTCAGACCGGGCAGTATCCGGGCCAACGTGGTCGGCCAATTCCATTAGCGCATCATGCGTGCTCGGATTGAAGTAGCGGCTCGACCAATTGGCAGCGGGCCAGAACGCCTTGCCGATCAAGACACAATTAGCCCGCCGACCCTTAGGGATCGTTTGCCAGAAGCGTTTATCCGCCACGATCTCGCCGGGTTGCTGGAATGCGGCCAGGGCAGTATTAGCCGGGGTCAACGATCCGCCATGAAGAGCCCGGGCGACGAGAAACCGGGCGATACCCTGCCCGGTCTCAAGTGCCTCGAGGCTCGCCGTTAGCAGCTCGTTCAACATCTCACGCCGGGCAGCTTTATCGGCATCGGATAGGAATGAAGCTTCCGACCTATAGCGGGCCATCAGGATTGCTCGCCTTCAGATAGCCGCCATCCGACACCGTGGCAATGGATCGCCCCGATACGCCGGGCCAATTTGTCAATGGTGGCGAACCGGGAAGGATGCGTCCCATAGCCTAGATGGCAGATAATGTTGCCTTGCGATGCCATCAGGCTTCATCCTCGTAGTGATCTACGATCTCTGACCAGTTGACAGAGTGCAGAGCCGAGTTGACCAGATCAGCGGCCAAACCGCTATCAGGCATCGGGAACAGATCGCCAGACCAGACCAGATCCTTCAGAGCTTCCGCCCGGTCGTATCCGGCGGAATGAGCGAGGACTGTCTCCCTCGCATAGTCCTGTGATCCGGGCTCGTTGTCGATCCATAGGTTGACAGCCCAGGTTTCATAATTCGTCCACCCGTTATAGCCGGGCGAGTTCTGAGCTTCGATTACTGTCTTGTATTCTTCCGAGTTCATTCGATCATTCTCCGATCGTTTGGCAGATCCCGGGACGCTAGAACGTTGCCGGGATCACTTTGTCATTACGCCATGATGTATAGCACAGACCGTAGGAAAGTGTCAAGGGCTCGGCGGAAACATTGCGGACCATTCACCAAACCGGGCAGCAATCACAGACTGACAGGCGATTAGAAGGCAGTGAGCGGCGATCTGGGCCACGTTCACGCCGGGCAGGACCGCTAGCATTCCCTCAGATATGGCCGACGCATACGGACAAGACATCAAGGACGCTGCGAAGATCCTGCATCTCGAGGGCTTACGGTCCCGGGAGATCCGGGAGAAACTAGCCTCAGGGAACGCCGGCCTACCGTTCGAGGTCGACCCGTCAACTAGGACGATTGACGGATGGCGGAAGAAATGGAAACTCGACGGGATCCGGGCCGGGCTATACGTCAGACCGGGAGAAGAGGAAGAGCAGGAGGATGCGGGCTATCGTCGGCTCTTAGGTATTCACCGAGAAGCGCTGCTCAGGCTAGATGAGTCGGTACAGCGCGGCAAGCCTAATCAGGCATGGGTCAAGGCAGTGAGCCAATTACAGGCCACGGTCGACCAGGCCAGGAACAGGCGAAGGCAGCAGGCAAGGCGAGAGCGCGGGGCCAAATTGAGCAGCGAAGAGTCGGCGGAAATGGGCGGGCCATCTGTTGACCCGGGCAGTATCCTCGAGGCCCTAGCAGCGGAGCAGAGCGAAGAGCTGGGCAGCGAATCCTAGAACGCGCGCCCGCGATATAACAGCGGTTTGGACCGGGCAGTAAGGCCATAGGACCGATAAGGGAAGATGCGGCGAGACTTGGCAGGCAGTACGGGCGGAGTGGGATTAGGGATTAGTGGGAGGATTAGTGGGAGGCAACATGATTATGCGCGGGCGATCGCGGCACCAGGCAGGCCGGCGACCAGGGCAGGGCGACGAGCTGGCATCGGTAGCAGCACAGGTAGCAGCTAGGCCAGAAGGTAAGGCACAGAGCCGAGTTAGCTTAGTCACAGACAAGCGTATGAGTGCGCAGAGCTACGATTCTCGGACCGCATATCCCTTACCTAGCCTCAAGAAATTAGCGCCGGGACCGGGCCACCCCTTCAGGAAAAACCGGGTCCCATCTCGTAAGTATCCTACCCCCGCCACCCATATAACTGCGCTAATTCCCCCTAATCGTATATACCTTTCAGACTAATCAGCCTGTATATACCCCCACCGTCCGGTCCAGCGTATATACCTCCCCTATGGCTAAACGAGATAAGACGATCCTGATCCGAGTCACCGACTCCGAGCGAACGGTCCTGAAAGACCGGGCGGCTATAGCGGGAAAGGGCGTGAGTGCCTTCCTCCGGGATAGCGGGCTGGGGGATAAGCCTCCGGTCCAGCGTGACCAGGTACTTGCCCAGAGTCCCGCGCCAGCGGTTAAGGAGCCGCGAGTGGTGGGGGCCGGGGAACGGAGCCTTGCGGAGCGGAGGGAGCGCCGGGCCAAGCAGTTGAGTACCACGATGCCTTTGAGCAATGCGAGGCAGTTGGCGACCCGGGAGATTGCGGAGTGAGCCGGCGAACGAAGCTCCTACAGATCCGGGTCACCGAGAGAGAGCATCGGCTGATCGGGGAGTGGGCCGAGAACGAGGGGCTGACCATGAGCAACGTCGTCAGGCGGGAGCTGGGCATGGATGTTTCGACGGGCTGGGAGAGGCGGGCTGAATCTGTACCTGCCCCGCAGGAGGCCGTGGCAGAGGTTGAGGAACCGGGCGAGGAAGTGGAGATTGTGGTTTGGCCCGAGATTGACCTTGCGGAACGACGGGAGATCCGGGCGAAACAGTTGGCCGCGAAGATGCCCCTGGTCAAGGCTAGGGCTCAGGCGCTCCGGGAGATACCCGAGTAGCGGCCTGATCGTTGATTAGTATTCAGGCGATGGTTCCGTCAGAGGCGATAGCAGCGGTTCAGACCCGGATCTTGGAGGACACCCCCTACTGGGCCGAGAAGTTCGCCAAGATCGTTGACAAGCAGGGCAAGCGGATCCCCTTCGTGATGAATGAGGGCCAGTTGGAGTTTGACGCGGCGCTTGAGGCGCAGCGAGCCGCCGGGCAGCCGATGAGGATTATCGCTCTGAAGGCGCGGCAGGTCGGGATCTCGACGGTTTCACAGGCCAAGTTGATCCACCGCGCGACCCAGCGGGAGAACTACAACTGTGTAACCGTGGCCCACGACCGGGGAACCGGGCAAAAGCTCTACCGCATGGGCGAAACGATGTGGGCCAATCTGCCAGAGGACAAGGGACTGGGGATCAAGCCCGACGCGGCGAACTTCCGCCGGGGCCAGTTCATGCGATTCGGCGGGGCGAGCCGGGAGGATTGGGCCAGGGGCAAGGTATTCCCTGATTCCGAGTATCTGGTTGACACCGCCGGCGAGTTTCAGGCCGGGCGAGGTGGCACCTACCGGGGAATGCACCTCTCGGAGCTTGCCTTCTGGGCGCAGATCGGTTTCAAGATGACGGCGCTGATGAGTGCCGTACCCGACGATTCGGAATCTCTGGTCATGGTGGAGTCGACCCCGAACGGGCATAACGAGTTCAAGGATCTCTGGGATGACGCGATGGAGGGCCGGTCTGACTTTCACCCCTTCTTCTGGCCGTGGTGGAAGCACCTCGAGTACCAGCTCAAGTTCGCCAACGAGACCGAGAAAGAGCGTTTCGTGGTCGGGGATGGTCCCTACGGGGAGGAAGAGCCCGATCTGATCCGGGACTACGGGCTGACACTCGAGCAGCTTTATTGGAGGCGGAAGACGGTTGCCAACAAGTGCGGCGGCGATATGCGCGTCTTTCACCAGGAGTACCCCGCCAGCCCCGAGCAGTCGTTTCTCTCGTCCGGGCAAAAGACCTTCGACCCCTACCGGGTAGCCGGTCTGATCCGGGAAGTCGAACAGACCGACCCCCGCCACACCTCCCCCGACAACCCCGGGCCGGTCTATGGAGAGTTCACGATCGGGGCCACCAAGCAGGAAGAAGGCCGAACCGGGGATCTGACGATTCCGAGCAAAGCGATCTGGACACCCTGGAGCGAGGGGCCGAAGAATCAGTCGTGGAGGATGTGGCCGGACTGGGAAGAGAAGCCGGGAAGCGAATACATCATGGGCGTAGACGTATCCGGGGGCCAGATGGAATCCACAGACGAGCCGGACTACCAGACGGTCCAGGTCATAGACCACGCGACAAAACAGCAGGTAGCCGAGTACCAGAGCAGATGCGAGCCTGACGAGCTGGCACTTCAGATCCTTCTCGCCGCGATCTTCTTCCGCGATCCGGTTGTGGCAATCGAGCGAACGGGCGGCTGGGGATACCCGGTCCTGCGGAAGTTGCTCTACGAGTACCACTACTGGAACCTCTACAAGTCACGCCGGGTCGGAGGCCAAACCGAGAAGTCCGACAAGAAGCTGGGATGGGACACAAACACCCGGACCAAGCCGATCCTCATTTCCGGCTTTCAGGTCCGGCTCAGAGAAGACGACTACGGCGGAATCAAGTCACGGCGCTTGGCTTCAGAGACCAATACCTATGTCCGGGACGAGAAGGGCCGGTCCAACGCGGCACCCAAAGCCTTTGACGACCTTCTCATGGCATACATGATCGGGCAGTATGTGGCGAGCGAGAGGCCGCTACTGGTAGATGATGACTCAGGACCGGCTCAGTCTTTCCGGGCGCAGAGAAGCGGGCTTTCAGCGTATGACCCCCGCATTGATTGAGCGGCTGAAACCCGCTCTACACGCCGCTCAAAGCCTCTAACGCCGATACCCCGTCCGGGTATCCGTTCTATACTGCCGCGTGAATGGCGATTAGTTATCAACAGACAGCTAACGGCATCTTTGTCCCGGGCAGCCCGGGCATCAATTGTTCGATCTGTGGCGAGGACATCCCGAAGCCTGCCTTCGCCAGCCACGTTGAGCATTGCTACAGCCAGCACGAATCCAAGATTCAGGCTGAGGCAGAGCTTCAGAGCAATCCGATCTTCGACCACGACACCGAGCTTCAGGACTGGATGAAGCGAAAGGGGCAGCAAGGATGAGGCGAGATTGGGCAGTAATTCCGGGCGAGACCGGGGGAGTACCGGGCGACCACGAGGCGATGAGCCGGGCAACCGCCCTTGCCAACCGATTTGACGGGGCGCTTATCGAGAAGCTTCACGATGCCCTTACCGCGATGGATTTCGTCGGAGGCCAGCTTTCGGTCCAGGCTTACCGGGTCAAGTACGACGCAGACGGCGAGTTGATCCCGGGCGAGAATCACAAAGACACCCCGGGCCAATGGCACACCGAAGCATTCGTCTTCAGCTACGAGACCCGGCCATTCGAGGTCAAGGAGCTGACCCCGACCGATGCGCCACTCGAGCAGATCGACACGAAGGCCCGGCCAGTAGTCCAGATCCCGATTGAGGGACCGGAGCCGGCGGAAGCTGAGGAAGTAGCCGCCTAGTGGCTAAGCAGGGCGACAAGCGAGCGCCGATCAAGTCGAAGGATGACTTGACCGACGAAGAGAAGTCAAAGCTCGAGTTCGTCCTCAAAGAGTTCAGCCGCGCCGATCGCCTCCATGCCCTTCTCAGGCAGAGGTGGAACCTCTACTACGGGCTCTACCGCAACTACCGCAAGCTGGGCAACGATCTCAAGACGGCATCCCCGAGAGACCGGGACACGGTCTCACAGGAGTTCGTCCGGGTATTCGGTGCCGAACTGTTCATCCCTTACGCCTTCGCGACAGTCGAAACGGTCCTGCCGCGCATCCTGTCCAGTAATCCCCGGATGTTGGTTCTGCCGAAAAACAGCCAAGCAGAAGCGGCGATCGAACCAGTCCGGGCGACATTCGAGCGCGATCAGGCAGCGATCAACTACGAGATGAAGCTTCAGGACATTTGCCGATCCGGGCTCATGTACGGCATGGGATGGGGAAAAACCTATTGGGAGAAGAAGTACCGCAAGGGCAGGAAGTTCGAGCGGCGTTTGCTAGAGGACGGCGATCAGATCAAGGAAGACGACCGCAAGTTGGTCTACGAAGGCCCGCAGGTTGAAGCGCCGGACATCTTCGACATGTTCTGGGATCCAGCCGGGAAAGACGTAGATACCTGCGGATTCATCATTCACCGCACCTGGCGCACCACCGAGTACGTCGCCAACATGGTCAAGTGCGGGCATTGGACAGACGTTGACCTTGAATCAGTCAAGAGCATGGTCGGTGACGCCGACCGGGGCGGAATCTGGTCAGACCGGATGGAAGCCGCCGGGATCAGGAGTTCGGACCAGGGCGGCTCAAACCTTCACGAAGTCCTCGAGTACCACGACCGCAGCAAGGTCTACACGGTTCTAAACCGGGCAATTCTAGTCCAGGACAAGCAGAACCCCCACCACCACGGAGACCTCCCCTTCCAGCTCTACCGGCCTACCCGAGTCCCGTCCGAGATGCAGGGCATAGGCGAGATTGAGCCGATCGCCCACCTTCAGTTCGAGTTGAACACCATGCGAAGCCAACGCCGGGACGCAGCGACACTCGCCTTGAACCGGGGCTACTTCTACCAGAAGGGGATGCTCCAGCCAAAGGACATGATTATGGGACCGGGCGCGGTTGTCCCTGTCATGGGAGACCCCCGCGAGGCCATCTACCCGATGCCGATTCAGGACATCCCCTCATCGTCAGTCTCAGAAGAGGAAGCCCTGAAGAGCGACATCGTGCTTACGTCCGGGATCAGCGAACAGGTCGCCGGCACCAACACCCCGCTTTCTTCTACGACCGCGACAGAGGCCCAGATGATCCAGACCGCAGCCAGCGAGCGGATCAAGTTGAAGGCGAAGAACCTCATGGCCGAAACGATCAAGACCGGCGCGGCGCAGTGGCGGGCGCTCTACATCCAGAAGGTGCCAGAGAAGGAAGCCGAGATGCGGATACCGGATACGACCACACCATCCGGCTACTCGTTTGTAAAGGTCTCTCGCAAGGATTTCGAGAACACCGACGTTATCCCCGACGCAGGCTCGATCGCCCCGGAGAACGAAGCTGAGAAGCGTTCTAACGCTATCCAGTTCACCCAGGCACTTGCCCCCTTCATCGAGCGGATCAAACCGGAGAAGATCATCGAGCATGTCCTCGAGCAGTACGGGATCCGCAACGCCGAGTCATGGCTTCAGGAAGAGCAGCCCGAGCAGCCAGCCGGACCACCGCAGCCCGGGCAAGAGCAACCGAGTCCAGACGGAGCCCCCGTCGACCAGGGCCAGATGCCAGAGCAGGGACCACCAGCAGAGCAGCCCGCCCCCGAGCAGCCGCAGCTCGATCAGGACGGCCAGCCGGACATCATCCAGATTCTTGCCGATGCCCTCATAGAGCGCGGAGGCTTCCCCGAGCAGGAAGCCACGGCGCTACTTCAGGAAGCCGCGAGGGATGCGACACCGGGCGACACGATGGCGCTTGTCGAAGAGATCGCAAAGGAATTGGCCCGGGGCGGAATGTCAGAAGACCAAATCGCTCAGATCCTTCAACCCGAACCGCAACCCGCTTAGGAGAAACATGGCTTCTTTCACTTTCACACCCCCGGGCGGCAAGTACGCAGACGGAATCACGCTTGGAGCGTACCCCGCGACCAATTGGCCCAACCCGCCGGCACCATCCGGCGCACCGCTTGGATCCGCGACCAATACCCAGACTCTCTCGAGCGGAACCTGCACCTTCACCGGGCTCACGCCGGGCGTGAGCTACTGGGTAGTCAAGACGACCACTCCCTACGCCTACACGGCGATTCAGGCTCCAGCTATCACGCCGGGCGCGATGGGTTCGATTGTTCACCTGGCAGACGCAGCCACAGTCCGCCCGACTGAATACCCGCAATACACCTGGATCGGCAGCATTCAGCCGACCAACATGGCTGACTACGACATCTGGATTGACACTGTTCCATGACCGTAAAGGTAAGATCCAACTACGTTGACACCCTCAAGAGCTTCGGCAATCTTGGGATTCTCCTACCGCTCGGAGCAACCGCCCCGCTTACCGACCTGTCAGGCAACGCCCGGAACGGCACCGCAGCAGGAGGCGTAACCGCAGGCGGCTACACACCCGGCCCGTTCTCGGTAGCCGACGACGGCGCAACCGACTTCGACGGCGGCTGGATCACCACCGACTACGGGACGCGGCGGAACCTATGTACGAACCCCGGTTTTGAGATTGACAAGAGCGGCTGGCGCGATGTAGGGCAGTCCGGCTATTGCCAGAACAGCAGCGGTGTATGGACCCGCGAAGCGAGCGGCGGAAGGCGCGACGGTCCCTGCTCAAAGTTCGTGAAGCCGGACGACCCCGATCAGTTCTCCGGGTTTGAGATGATAAATACCGCGACCGTGATCGGGCAGGACTACACGGTTTCGATGTGGCTGAAAGGCGAGAGCGGCGGCGAGAGCCTACATATCGGAATTGGCTCGGTGCCGACTGCCGGAGGATCGGGTTACAAAACCGTAGTCCTGACGACCGAATGGGAACGCTATGAGTTCACCTTTGAGGTACTTACAGCGGTTTCGACCGTATTCATGCGAAACTCAAACTTCGGCGCGAACGGAATGACTTGGTACATGGACGATGTTCTATTTGAGCAGGCTAGTTCCGCAGGAACCTACTTCGACGGCAGCGGTTACGTCAACGACACCGGCAACTGGATCAGCGACCCCGGAGGGCATGTTGGCTGGCTAGGGACGGCTCACGCTAGTGCTAGTGATAAGGGGTGCTT